AGCCATGTGCTTTGCGAAGCTCCCATCACCCTTGGCGCGCCAGTGCTCAAAGTGCGCGACATTGCGTGCGTAGAACACGCGGCTGATGAGTTCCTCGATCATGTTACGCGCCGGTTGGGGCGAGCTGGGCGTTCGCTTGGCCCATGATCTTGCGCAACAGCGGGTCAGATACCTTGTGTGGCAGCTCTTGCAGTGCGGCGAGAACGAGGTTCACGTCGTTGACCAATAGGTCCAACTGTACGGTTGGCTCCTGCGGTGCGGCCTGAGCCTGTTGGTCTACGTCGAGGTGGTCTAGTTCTGGGTTCATGCTGTCTCTCCTTCAGTGGTGGGTGGTGTCGGGGTTGGTTCTTCCCACGGGAAATCGCCTTCAGGGACTTCCACTACTGGGTCTTTGATCAGCGCAATCTGCTTGTTGATTTGCGCATCGACGTGCTCCTTGTACGAGCCGACAACTACGGCTTGTATCCAACCGATTACGTCAGCCTCGGTTAAATCTTCGTATGGGATGAACGTGGCAGGGTCGAGGCTGTCCAACGGGAATGGCGTCGCGCCATTGAAGGTGCCGCTGTCGCCGTCTTCGTCCGTGCCAGTGCAGGTCCATGTGGATTGGACAACGAAGTTATCTACGCTGCCGTCTGTGGTTTTCTTGAGTGACGTTACCGCCCATGTGTACGTAAGTGCCATGATATTATTCCTTTGCTTCTAACGCTTTTACCTTATCTGTGAGTTCTTTTACAGCCTGAATTAACAGTGCGATAGTCGCGTTGTAATCCACCGCCTTGATGTCACCTAGGTCGCGCACGGCTTCAGGAAGAACAGCTTCGATTTCCTGTGCGATGACACCAGCGTAACGCTGCTCTTTGTCCTCAAGGTCTGTGCGAGTGTATGTGACGCCTCGTATGAAGTCGAGCTTGTCCAGTGCGCTTGGGATTGTCTCAACGTTGGCCTTGATGCGGATGTCGGAGTACGCAGTGATGTTACCACCCGCGACGATTGCACCCGCTACATTGAGCGATGTGCCTGTCGTTGATGGGTCGAGGTAGTAAGTGGTGTTGTTTCCGTCGTAGTATACGGTTCCATAAAGCGCACCCGCACTGGCGGGGTTGCCGAATACCGCGAACTCGTACCAGCCGCCCCAACCACCGTCGCTCCTGCGCCTGAACCAAGCACGGTCCGTGTCGTAGGTATAGGCAAGCTGCGTCCGGCGGCTGAAATTATTACCGACGTTGATGGTGCGGATGTTGGGGCTAGAAATTGGAGGCGTGCCTGACGGCACCGGATCGAAGGTAACGTATGTTTCGCCGTAGTCGCTGTCGATGTTGCCGTTAATTGTTCCGGCGGTGCGGACAACGCCGTACCCGCCAACCGTCAGCCCGTTGAGGACGCTGGTGCCAGTGGGGTCGCAGTAATAGCCAGTATCGTTAAGGTCGTAGAAGATACGACTGTACATCGAACCGCCACTATTACAGTACATCCCCCACGTGTTGTTGTTGAAGTAGAAGCCGGACGAACCTTGGTTCATCATCAACGTGGCGGACACATCAGGAAACGCGATACCAGCATAGCTGTTGTACGTCCCAGAGGCGCTGAATGACCCGTAGCTGCCGTAAGTAATCGCGCCCGTTAGCTGGTAGATGTTCGATGTGCCGTTGGGATTGATGTAATAGCCGGTGTTGTCGCTGTCATAGAAGATAGGTGCGCGAAGGCTGCTGCCAGCCTGTAGGCTGTTATTAACATATACGTTGGTTCCACCAAGCGGATCAGCACCATTGTTTATCGACATGACCTGCGATGACATATCGTAGTCGGTGTAGAACTTCATTCCGCCGTAGCCAGCATTCGCACCCATCTTGATGCCAGTATGGAAGGCTATGCGAAGGTCAGGAAATGGGGAAGTCCACGCGCCAGCTTCACGATAGATGGCGTAAGCGGTAGATTTACCCGCCGAGAAAAACAACCCGAACTCGTGGTTTGTTGAGACATCGTAGATGTTTGTAACGCCAAAGGTCTGTATCTCGTTAAGAACCGATGTGCTGGCAGGGTTTATGTAATAACCCGTGTTGTCGCTATCATAGAAAATTGGTGCGCGTAGTGAGCCGCCGCCTTGCGCGTAATCCCCCGCGATTGTCAGAGACAGCGTGTTGCCGCTATAGAAGCTAAATGTGCCAGCCGAAGACCCACTCGACTGGAACTGCACGTTGGTGGCGCTGACGCTAGGTGTAGGTGCACCGTCATAACCAGTCCTAATCCATAGGCTTTGCGTGCCGGTAGTGCTGAGTAGTTGGATACCCGCTGCGCCATTTTGGTTAACCCTAAAATCACCAAGAACATTCGAGCCAGCGGTAGGGTCTACGTAATAGCCAGTGTTGTTAATGTCGTAGTAGACAGGAGCCTGAATACCGCCGCCATTTATGAGCGCCATCGTGCTGGACGAGGCGTTGCGGAAGTAGTGGACGTTGCCGTTGTAGTAGTTATTCGGGTCGCCACTCCCACCAAGCCACAACTTGGTCACCCCGTCTACGTCGCAGAACTCCGTCCACGTAGAGCCGTTAAGTTTAACAGCCACTTGACCAGACGAATGTTGAAGTGTTGTGCCGCGAATAACATTCAGCACTGATGTGCTGTTAGGGTCAACGAAGAACGCAGTGTTCTCGCGGTCGTAAAAAATGTTCCCGTAGACGTCTCCCGCCCTGAAGGTAGTAAACCCAGAGCAGTCGCCGTTCATCACATTTAATATGTTGTCACTGCCAAGGGCAAGCTGCATTGCCACCCGTCCGCCCCAATGGAACGCCAAACGCGGCGCATTGTTGAAAGAGGTGGTGAGTACGCCGCCGAATGAGCGTTCGCGTATCTCAAGGGCGGCATAATTGTATGCGGAGCTGTCTATAGTGCTTGTAATCTCCAAATTAGCAAGCGTCGAGCCAGTTGTCGGGTCGAGGTAATATCCAGTATTATCGCTGTCGTAATAAGTGCTACCGTAAACTGTTTTGCCGCTAGAGGAACCACCGTTCCGCCCGTAGACCATAGGCGTCAACCAGCCCGAATAGTTGTCGTTGTTCCACTGCGTTTTGTAGGCAATGTCTCCGGTGTGCGCAGCGTAGAACTGGTAGCTGTGGTTCTCCGTGCGCCAGCTCATAACCGCGCCGTAGTCATACAACCCAGTGGGGGCGTTGGTCAGTGACGTAACGGGGCTGCACTGCATAACAGTCATTTGACCGAAGGTATTTGTCAACGACTGTAAGTCAGCCACGGCGTTAACCGTAGTCATCGAACCAACAAAATAGTTGTCGTTGCGAGCGGCTATGACCAACCGGTTAAGGTTCGAATTGCTGGCAGGGTCAACAAAGTAAGCAGTGTTACCACTGTCGTAATATATTGGTGCGGAAACCTGCGTTTCTACCAACAGTCCGTTGGTCGCTACCGCCGTCAAAGCAAGGCTACTACCAATGCTTGTCGCGCCGTTGATGTGCAGCTTTTTATTGGCAACGAACGACCCACCGCCGCCGATGGCAAACGTAGATGTCGAACCGTTGTACCACATGTTATCGCTACCACTGACGTCCGTCCACTGGATACCGGCCCATGAAGTGCCATTGCCGTTCAGGTATAACTGCGCGTCACCGCTAGTTTGGATAGTCAGAGTGCCAGTAAGCGTGCCGCCAGTGAGCGGGAGGTAGTTGCCGGGCGTGAAGTTGCCAGCGTTCCAGATAGAGTAGTAGCTACCACCGACTTGTATGTACGCCTCGTTGACGCCGCCGGTACCGAGGATCGTTTGGCCCGAACCGCCACCACGGATGAACTTGGTGCTGTCGCCTAAGTTGATCTGGTTGAAGTTAGACGTACCGGCCATATCGGCGTAGAACGCAGTGTTGTTGCTGTCGTAGAAGATCGGCGCACGCATGCTGCCTATCGCGGTAAGATCGCCCGCTGTGTTTAGCACGCCCAACTGGTTGACGCCGTTGTACCAGTAGTGCGTACCGGCTTGATAATATAAGTTCTGCCACGCAACGGACGGTGCAAGGGCGCTAATATACCCCCCAGCGGCAGTCATACCGATAGCTACAGCCGCACCCGTAGAAGAACCTGCCGCACCGAACAGCGATGTGGTAGCATCCCAGCTATTAACATTGCCCGGAACACTAACGTATGAGCCGCTCGCACCAGTGTTGGAGCTAAACTTGCCCGCTGGCGTACTTGTTCCAAGCCCCAAGTTGCCACCCGTTGTGAGCCGCATATACTCGGTATTAGCGCCGCCAACATCTAAGTTCCACGTCAAGGCGTTGCTGTTGTTGGCCGTGGACCCCATGCCCATGCGCCAGCTATTGCCGGAAGCGTTGAGCACCAGACCCGCACGTGAGGAGGAGCCAGCGTTGTCGTTGCGTATCCAAGCGTCAAGATTAGCGTTCGTGTTGCCTTGGATCGTAAGTCGGCCAAGAGCGGTAGTGGTACCAATCATGGCGTTGGTGCCGTCGTCGTAAATAACCGACGCGCTGACAGCCGACGTGCCGTTACCCTTGAGGACGTAGCCAGAGGACAGCGTCGTGGCTCCTGTGCCGCCGTTGGCGACGTTCAGCGTGCCTGCGAGCGTGATCGTCCCGCTGCTCGTAACTGGACCACCAGACGTTGTCAGGCCGGTCGTGCCGCCGCTGACGTCGATACTCGTCACGGTGCCTGCGCCGCTCGTGGGCGACGAGATCGTGAAGTTCGGGTACGTGCCGGTCACGGTCGTAGCGCCGGAGCCTGTCAGGCTGACAACCTGATCGGGAGCGGTGTTGGTGACGGTGATGGAGCCGGACGCCGTGATTGGGCCGCCAGAGACGCTGACGCCTGTGCCTGCCGTCAAGTTGACGGAGGTGACGGTGCCTGTGTTCGACGTGAAGCCAGACGGGTTGCTCGCGGGATACGCTCCGAGGTTCGTCAGGGCCGTTGCTGCGCTCGTCGCGCCTGTACCGCCATTGGCGATGGCAAGAGCGCCAGACGTGATCTGGGAGGCCGCTATGGCAATGGAAGACGCCGAGGCCGACGTGATCTGCCCCTGCGCGTTAACCGCGATGACAGGCACGGACGACGCGCTGCCGTAGGTCGATGCGCTTACGCCTGTGTTCGTGATGCTGAAGGTCGTGCCTGTCAGCGACAGGCCCGTGCCCGCCGAGTACAGAACCGGCGCGGCGAACTGCGAGAAGACAATCGCCGTCGTGCCGACAGTGATCGGCAGTGGTGTCTGTTGTACCCACGACGTGTTGGCCAACGTCGATCCCGCCGTAACGAGGAAGAAGTCGCCCGCGTCGATCTGGTCAACACCTGAGCCTGAGCTGTCGAAGTCCGTCGCACGTGTGAGGATGTACGGTGTTGAGCCGTCGCCGACCTGCGTTACGGTGTAGACGCCGTTGTTGGCCTGCGTTGCCTCGTTCTTGACCAAGATGCGGTTGCCCACCACCGCAGCCACGCCATCGACCGTAAGCGCGCCGTTGGCATTGGCCGTGAGCGTCGCGCCGACGCCGCTGGTGCCGTTGTTGTACGTGTTCGCAGGCAAAGCCGCAGCCGTCGCCAAGCGCACGGACTGGTGGAAGTTGATGCCCGACGCGATGCTGTCGGCGTACGCCTTGTTGACGATGTCGGTGCCGTTGACTGGCGACGTGCTGATCGTGCCTGTGGTGAGCGCAATCGACGTGATGTCTGTGTTGGCCCCAGAGGCCGCAGCACCGAGGTTCGTGCGCGCCGTGGCAGCTACGCTCGCGCCTGTGCCGCCGTTGGCCACGGCGACGATGCCGGTGACATTTGAAGCCGTGCCGGTCGTATTCTGGTTGAGCGTCGGGATGTCCGCCGCAACGATAGCGCGGAACGTCGGAACGCCTGCCGATCCGTTTGGTGCCGCGAGGACCGTGTTGGCCGTCTGCGACGCAAAGTTGGACGGGAGGACGGCGAGCGTCCCACCGAGTGTCAGCGAGCCTGCGGACGTCACTGTGCCGCTCAGGCTCAGGCCGCTGACGGTGCCGGTGCCTGAGACTGACGTCACCGTACCTACGTTTGATGTGAAGCCCGAAGGGTTGCTTGCGGGATACGCACCTAAGTTCGTTAGAGCAGCGACTGCATCCGTCGCGCCAGTGCCGCCATTGGCCACAGCGAGTGTGCCGTTGAGGGTCAGTGTGCCCGCCGACGTAACTGGGCCGCCGGTGAATGACATGCCTGTCGTGCCGCCACTGGCGTTGACGCTGGTCACGGTGCCTGCCGTGCTGTCGTTCGATGTGATTGTGAAGCTCGGATACGCGCCGGTGACGGTCGTCGTTCCTGCGCCTGTTAAGCTGACAACCTGATCTGGCGCAGTGTTGGTGACCGTGAACGACGGGTAGCTGCCAGTGACCGAGATCGCGGTGCCGCCTGTCAGCGCCACGACCTGATCGGGTGCAGCGTTGACCAGAGAGCTGCCTGAGAGTGTCAGGCCGTTGCCGACGGAGATTTCCTCCGCCGCGCCGACTGATGCCGTAATGCGGCCCAGAAGCCGCGCAGAGGCCAGAGTGAGGCCGCTGGCGGTGTACGCACCCGGCTCGACGTAATCGATGCCTGCGGTGGCCGCAGACAGCTCTGTGCCGTTGCCTTTAAGCAATCCGCTCACGGTCGTCGAGAGCGTGATAATCGGCGACAGTGTCGGACTGACGACGGTGCCCGCGAAGCCATTTGCGGTCGCCACAGCGACGCTGATCACGGTGCCCGCGCCAACTTCCGTCCAGAAGGGTACGCCGCCGGGGCCGCCAGAACGCAGAACCTGCCCAACGCTTCCGGCGGTGGTCAGATACATCTTGTCGTTGCTGGAATAGACGATGGCACCGGCAACAGGAGACAGACTGTTGCCAGTGCCGCCACGGGACAAGGGGAGCACGCCTTGCGTTTCCGTGGTGTCGCTCAAGTCCACAGCAGGGTGGACGTGATCTCCACGCGCGGCAACAGTCGAGACACCGGATGATCCGGGACCGAGAGGCTCAGGCGTTGTAGATGAAAAGTTTACAGCAAAGGAACGGTTGGCGGAAAGGTCTCCGCCGCCCGTCAGACCCGCGCCAGCCGAGATTGTGCGGCTGGTGGGAACGTAATTCGTAAGAACGATAGGCGTGTCTGTGACGCCTGTCACGCGACCCTGCGCGTTAACCGTGAAGACTGGGATGCTGTCGGCTGTGCCGTAAGTGCCAGCCGTGACGCCGGTGACGCTCAGGCGGCTGTCGTCAACGCCGCCCGGCAAGATGTAGAGCGTGCGGTTGGCGGACAGATCGCCGCCGCCACCCAGACCGCTGCCTGTGTTGATTTCACGCGAGGACGGCACCGCGCCGACGGCAGCGATGTTCGCGAACTGAACCTTATAGGAGCGTCCGTCGATGATATACGGCAGGTAGCCGAGTGTGCTCGATCCCAGATACTCAGGGAGGCCGGTAACGCGGGTGGGGATGAGATTTGTAGGGACGTTGCTCAAAACTCGTCATCCTCGAAAAAGATTAGATAATCATCGCTATCCTCGGTGATGAGGAACTGCTCGCTGTTTTGTGTGATGAAGCCCGCCGGATTTGTCGCGAGGGGCACATCGGGACGCAAGAATGGTAACAGAATGTTGTCCGGTTGGCGAGCGGGAGACGATACGGATCGTACTGATCGCGATCTTTTTCGCAGACCAGCAAGCCCGGCGAGTTCGGGTCGGGCAGCAACTGATCCAGCGGCATCTTGATGGAGCAGCGCCCACAGATGCCGATTGCCAGCGTCGTATTGCCGCGTGTGTTGAGAAAACGGGGCATCAGCCGTCCAGCGCTACGTCTGGGCGCGGAAAGCGCAGTGTGATGTCCTCTGGCTGCCGCGCAGGCTCGCGCCACGGGTCGAAATCGTCCACGTCGTCGATGCAGACCTTCAGCGTCGGGATATTCCGGTCGCTGTACAGGTCATCAATGGGAAATTTACGCTTGCAGCGGTCGCAAATGCCGATGCCGAGGTGATTTCGCCCAATGGTGTTGATGTAGCCCTCAACAGCCATGATTTTACCTCGTGTACGGCGAAATGTTGGGGGCGATCATCATCGGGCTGTTGTCGCGCTCTTCCATCTGCGCGATATTCAGCGAAATTGCCGCTTTTTGGTCCAAAATCGGGATCAAATTGACGTCAACTTCAACCAATTCAAGCGCCATTTTGGCCGCCAGACCCGAAACGATGGCTTCAAGCCAGCGCTGGGGCACTTCAACGTCCTGCGTCATGGTGCCGACGTCCATAATGTAGCGCTGACGCCACACAACGATCTGACAGACGGTCGCGGCCAGATTTGGCACCGGCCACATGTGCATAATTGGGTTGTTAACCTGACGGTCGAACCAGTATTGCAGCGGGCGGTTCGACTGAAACGCCTTATTCGGCAGATTTGTGTAGTCGTCGCGGTTCATGCGCGCCAACGGGATTTCGGTCGGCGTGTTGGCCAGATAAATTTGGCTGAAACCGAGCGTTCCTGACGTCGCACGGATGCGGAAATACCGCGCAGCCACGCTGCTGTCCATGTCGTACCACGTCCACTCACCCGCAGAGGCCGTTGGCGTCTCGGTTTGGAACTCATCCCAGATTACGCCGTCGTCTGAGCGCTCGAACACGATAGGCACGGCGGCGGCAGACCAGAGAATGCCGACGTTGGCCACGAAAATGGCGTCGGTGAAGTCAACTTCGCGGTACGTTGGGTCGTCGTAATTGATGCCGGTCACTTGCTGGAGCCAGCGGAAGTTGCTGTTCAGGATGTCAACGGTTCCGTCGAGCATCGTGATGTCGCCCACGCCGTCGTACAGCGGGTAAATCTGCTTCTCGATGCACCACAGCGGCGCGCCTTGGTTGGCCAAGTCGGAGAGGAACAGATATAGCTGGTCGTTGGCTATGTCGATGTGTTCGGCGGTGATCTGTTGCGCCGTCAGTTTACAGCGACGGATCGCGTTGTCGATGACGCGCCGTGTGTTGAAATTCGTTTGTGAAACCGTGTTAGAAAATGCCATGTGGGTGTGCTCGCAATGTTATCGCAGCAGCAAGCCGATGACAGCAAGCACCTCTGGCGTTGGTGGTATAGCGCAAAAACTGCCCACCATCAAGGCAGGCAGTTCATTTGCGTTATATTAGCACTTGCCCTTTGGCATCGCGGTCAGACCGCCCTTGCTACGGCGGATCATCGGACGGTCGCTGTGGGCGGGTACGGCCTTCTTCGCTGCCGCCTTTAGCGCCTGCGCTTCACGGGCAGACATAGCGCCCAATCCGCGTGTACCAGCGGCACGGGCAGCGGCACCAGCCAAAGCACCAGCGGCAGCGCCAGCCATAGCACCACCCTTTACTACGGGCTTCTTCTTGGCGGGGTCTACGCCGCCCGGTGTCATGCCGAGTTCTGCGTTCGTCATGCGGCGACCGCTGTCGTCGGTTGGGCGGGTCGAAATGCCCTCGACGGGTGGCTTGCGACCCTCCATACGGCGGCCTTCTGCCGCTACCTCGGCCCACGTCGCGCGCTTGCCGCGCTCGTTGAACACGCCGCCGCCACCAGCTTTTTTAACTGGGCCGCCGCACATGTACTTAGTTTTGGTGCTGTTCTTAAAACCGTCCATTTTACTTACCTTTCTTGCGGGCCGCAGCCATATTATCGACTAAATTCGGGTAGGGTCGTCCAGCCGCCTTGGCGCGGGCCTTGGCCGCTTTCTTGCGCTTGACCGACAAGTCTTTCGGCTTGCCAAGGTCTTTCGGACGCTTCTTGTCCCAGACAGGTTTAACTGCAAAATCGCTCATATCAGCAATCCCATTTACGGAGTGAAAGTGCCTTGCGTGTCGGGCGACCCTTGTCGTCCTTCATCGGCCCCGGCATCCCTGTCATTCTTGCGCAAAATGACTTGCGACGCGCGGCTGCCTTTGGTGATTTCTTCGCCTGCTTGGCGCTGACGGGTGGCTTGATGTCGTGACCCTGCGCCTTCAGCGATGCGCGACCCTTGGCGTTGAGACCGCCTTCAGGGTTCTTGCCTTCCTTGCGGGTCCATGCGCCGCCTTCAGCCATAGCGAGACCGCCCTTGGCAAACGCCCGTGGCTGTGCTGGCACTGGGGCTTGCGGCTTAACGCCGAGCTGGCCCTGCTGCATAGGCTGCTGCATCGGCATCTGGCCTTGCTGCATTGGCTGCGGCATAGGTTGCAGGGGCTGTTGCTGCATGGGCTGCTGTCCGCGCTTGGCCACGCCCAGCGCGTCGTCTATGTGGTTCTTGGCCTTAAACAGCCGGAGGTCGAAGGCGTTGTCCACCATCAATCCGCGTAAGACTTAACCATCTCAAGGATGATCGTGTACGTATCGCCGGTGCTCGCGTCGCGTGTGGAGAACAAAACGTCGCCGTTCTTGCCTGCGCCCGCGTTGTTCCAGAGGCCGCCGAACTGCGTCAGGTCCATCGAGTACATATTGTTTTGCGGGATCGACGCAATCAAGACGTCCGTGGTGGCGTCCCAGTACATATCGACTTCCATGCCGTGCGTCATGGCGTGAACCTTAGTGATCGTCACGCCGTCGCAAGCCTTGTCGAAGGAGCTGGGGCTGAGAGCCGAAGCATCCACCTTGGTCACCTTGGTCTCGCCGGTGCCGTCGGAGATGTTCGTAAATTTCATGATGGCAGTACGCTCGCCATCGAACAGGATTTGTGTTGCTACTGCATCTGCCATCTTTGTGTTCCTTGCTAATCAGGGGCCACCCGAAGGCGACCCCCTCTTATAGCATAAGACTAATGCTTAGTCATCAGCCGTTGTTTGCACGTACAGCATGGTCACGCGGACCTGACCAGTGGTTGGCTGGCCTACTGAAGTTACAGTTGCAACAACTGTGCGGTTCGTGCCGACGTTATCCATCGCAGCAAGCTGCGCAGCGCTGAACGCGTTCGGACGGCGAGCTGCCGTCTTTACGCTCACGGCGCTCAGGTACTGGGTGCCGCCAGAAGCGGTACCAGCCGAAAGCGTCGCGGACGTTGCGCTGTCGTACGCAGTCAGTACGTCAACGTAGAAGTCAACAATCTGCGAAGACGCAGGGATGTTGAACGTCGCGTTTTGTACCAACGTGGCGTCGAAGTCGATCAGCGCGGTTTGGCTAAGAGTGACGAAGCCGAGGTTCGGTCCGCCGCTTTCGCCTGCGTTGCGGTCGCCAGAGGCGAGTGGTCCGCTCCAAGTAGTCTGTGACATTTAGTTTCTCCTTTAGAGAAGGGAGGGGAGCCGAAGCTCCCCAACCCAATTAGATGCCAGCCGTACCGTATACGCCACGTGGATCGGTCCAACCGAACGCATAACGCTCGGTAGCCTTGTAGCGCATGCTGTCGGTTTCGAAGTCACCTTCCATGCTCTTCTCAAGACCACGACGCATAGCGAGCTTCAAGCCTTCTGGCGCATCAGTCTGTACCCACCATGCGGTGGTCGAGGTGATACGCGAAAGGTTGGCTTGGCCTTCGCTCAAAAGTCCCATGGAATTCACGGGGTTCACGTCGTTGTTCGCGGTGCCTGCACGCAGTGCGGACTTCAACAATACCTCAGCTTGGAACACGTTCGAAGGACCGGAAACGATCTTCTTAGGTGTCAAACGAATACGCTTGCCGTTGTTGTCTACGGCGTTGCGGATTTGGATGAGGATTTGCTCAAGCGAAGTCTGCGACAAGTTGGCTGCCGTCGTAAGCTGGTTCGAGAACGTACCAGTTGCGATTGGGTGAGCCGTGTTGACCAGTGATACGCCGTCGCCGCCTGCATACGCGCTGTTGAAGGCGCGGTTCAGGATGTTGGCACCAAGGGTTTCCTTGGTTTCGATCAGCGACTGTGCAAGGTGACGAGCATAGGTCTGACCGATACGGATGTGATCGCCGTCTTCGACCAGAACCTTCGTCAGTGCGAAAGCAAGGCCGTATACGCGATACACGTAGCGCTGGATGAACAGCACGCCGCCGGATTGGTACGTGACAGGCATGCCGTCTGGCAATTCTGGTGCGGCACCAAAGCCGAACAGGACAGGCTCTTCGTGGTAGTTGCGGGGAATACCCTTGAACTCTTTGAAGACCTGCGCCCACTCGTCAGCGCGTTGATCGTAGATGCCGTTGAATTCTTCGTTAAGAATTGGTTCGACGATTGAACGGAAGTCTGTACTTCTCATTGGGGTAGCCATTGTTCAAGCCCTCCTTAGTACGCGGCCACGTCAGCGACGTTTTGATGTTCGCTGATCTGGACTTGAGCGATCACGTAAGTGTCACCCCAGTTGTTGTCGGGACCGGGAGTGATCCCGATTAGGCGGAACGACGCGTTTGCAGCAGCCGAAGCGACGTCAAGCATCATCTGGCTGATGCCGACAACAGTCGAACCAGTACCGATGGTGGTGAAGTCGTACTGCTTACCGATGTCGGCTACGACCAAAGCAGCGTTGCTCTGGATTTCGTAAACGATTGTCGGGTCAAGCGTGACGTAGGCAACGATGTCGGTGCCTGCTTGCGATGCAGTCCACTTGTTGGATACGCGACGGCGACCGTCTGTGTCCGTGAACTCAACGCCTTGGAAGGTGCCGATGAAACGGTCGCCGATGGCTGCCGCAGCAATGGTACCTTCGCCAGTCGAAGACGTAACGATCTTGACCGGCTGGTTCTGTAAAATGTTCGCTGCGTAGCCCGTAAGGATCGAGTAGGCGGTGGGGCGAACCACACCGCTTGGCGAGTAGACGGGACGTAGGCCGAACGGTTGGGATACCGAAGACATAGTCTTATACCTCGTAGTTAGTTGCGGTTACTCGGTCACCACACCTGCGGTGCCCGAGGGTTGAAATCACGCATCTCCGACAATCCGTCGCCCTCGTACATTGTGCTACCGGCTCGCTCAGCCTGTTCACGGATAGCATCCGCAACCTCGGCAAGCTTATCTTCCTCGCGAAGAGGTGCATCGTGGTGAGCTTCCTGCATGAACCTGTTGTACAGGCTGGTGGGCAGCTTAAACGCGAGCATCTCATTGACCCCAATAAAACCAGCCCATTCGCCAGTCTTGATTGAAGCATATTCCATCCCCGGTATCTCATCCGGTCGCACTGGCTCGTAGCCGAGTTGGATGCGACGGTGGATAGGATCACGCGGATTTTGCGTGGTTAGCCAGCACATATGATAGCCCGGGACGTCCGGCAGATCAGGAAGTGCGTCATTGAAAAGTTGGTTACGGAACATTTCGAGCCGGTCATCTTCGCTCACTTCGCGGTTCTCAGTGACCTGCCGGTCCTGAGACCGGCGAGTTTCGCGCCGACCTACAACGTCAAATTCCGGCTTCTTCAAACGATCATCTTCAGTACTATTCGTCATGTTGTCTCACTCCTTTTTTAGCGAGCCGAACCAGTGTCATAGGCCTGATACGCTTTCAGATAGCGTTGGCGAAGCACAGGGTCATCCCATACTCCGGCTTCAATCATAGCCTGTTTACGGTCGGGTGTCACGTATATTTCTTTCTTAGTCGAAACGGGTGCGTGTTCGCGTGTTCCGCCAGTCGGTGGGGCCTTGCGGCGTGGCTTCGCTTTGGGCTCGTCATTGCCGCCGATTGCCTCGGAGACACGGGCCGTAAGCTCTTCCCAATACTCGCGCGATGCGGGGTTGTAACCCTCACGCGCCAGCTCGTTGTCGATGCCCTTGGTCAGTGCGCTGTCACGGTCACCGCCCTGTGGGTCGTACCACGGGTTGGCGTCCATCCACTGTTTCGCAAAGTTGACGACAGTCGGGTTAGCCTGCGGCTGGGCCGCTTGCTGACGCGTCTGCTCGAACTCTTGCTTGGCAGCGTTCAGCCGCTGGGCTTCGTAGATCGCCTGATCGCGGATGCGCATGGCTGCGACGACATCGTCACCGTTGCCCTGCTCAGTCGCCTTGGCGATTACATGCTCAGCCTGCTGCACTTCGGCAACGGCCTGCGCCAGCTTCTGCTCAAGGGTCTGAGCATTGCTGTTGGCCGTGTGCGTCTCGATGGCAGACACGCGGCGGATGAGATCCGCGTTCAGTTGGCGAAGCGTTTCCAGCTCGCGCTGGGCGGCTTCCTTGGCCCGCTTTTGCACCTCACGCCGCTTCTGACGGCGCTTCTGGTTCTTGGACACCTCTTCGTCGTGATCGTCGTCGCTTTCGGCTAGACGCGCATCTTCCTCGTCGTCGTCATCGTCCTCGTCCTCTTCGACCTCGGGCTCTTCAGCCTTGGTCTCTTCCTCGGGGGGCGTTTCGACGGGGATCAAGTCGTCTTCATCTTGTTCACTTAGGTTGTTTCGGTCACTCATAACCAGCTCCCTATTGTAGCCTTATTGATCATATGAAAGCCTTCATGGCGAGCGGATCGCCCGTCACTTTGCCTATCAGATCAAGGTCGTTGAAAATGACGACAAGAGCTTCGTCTTGGCCGTCTGCGGTTTTGACAGTCCAGCGGTCGCCGCCGTACTTAGGCACCCGGACAAAGTCTCCGGTCTGGCACCATGAGCCCTCGGGCCATGGCTCGCCTGTTGTGCGGTTGCGAAACGCAAGTTCGCCCACCCCGATCACCTTCGCGATCTGAGTGTTCCACGCGTCTGTCTCGCGTGTTTCCGAGGTCAGGATGATCCCGCCCTTGGTTTTCTGTTTCGGTGTCCTGATTTGACACAGGACACGGCTGCCAAAGGGTGTGATGCCCGGATCACAGGCGGGAAACGCCTCGTCCGTGCTCGCATACCCAAAGTCAACCTTGTTACCGAGTTCCTGCATGTGTGCTCCTTTCGCAGGGTTAGAGGTTGAAGTCTTTGCGCTCCTTCTCGGCCACAAGGTCGATCAGGATACGCTTGGCATGTTCAAGACCCGCGTGCATGCCAACGGCCTGCCCATACGCGAACAAGTCGCGCCCGGCAGGTTGCGACAACGCATCGTTAGCAAACTTAGTTTGCTCTGCCTCGATGCGTTGAAGCAAGGTCTCTATCCTCATGCGGGGGTCTTCTTACCGCCCGACACTTCGGTTTTCGGGTGCATGCCCATCTTCATGAGCTTGTGCATGTTTGTGTTTTCTGCGTTGATTGGGCCAGTGTGCTTGCCCTTGCTCAGCGCCGCGTCGTTCTTCTTCATGGTTCCATCCTTCACGGGTTGGGGTTGATCCCAGTGCCTGTCGACACCGCGATTTTTTCACCAGACGCAATCTCGGCAGCCGCGAGTTGCATGGCCGTCTGATTGTCCTGCGAGTTCATCGTCATGCGAGCCTGAAGCTCAGCCGCCTTACGTGCATCTTCAGCCTGCTGCTGTTGCTGCTCGATCTGCATGCGGAGCTGAAGCTCGGCCATGTCGATTTGGTTGTCCTGCTGGTCTTGCTGCGCATTGACCTGCATCTTCTGCTGCTCAAGCTGCATCCGCTGCTGGTCGATCTGCGCCTCAAGCTGCGCCTGCTGCGCATCCTGCTGCATGCGCATCTGATCGCGCTGCGTCTCGGCCTGAAGCTTCTGCGTCTCAAGGGCGAGGCGCGGATCTTGCATCGGCTGCGGTGCGAACTGCTGCATGACCTGCTGCGCCTGCTGCACAACCTGCGGCAGATCGCTGAAGATCTCGCCACCGCGCTGCACAACGGCGGCACCAGCCTCGGCCAGCATCTGGTCGAGCGCCTTGCGCCCTTCCGTATCCTTGCCCAGTTCCTTCATCATGTCGCCCACATCCTCGCCGAGCGCCTCGTTCGAGACGTCGAAGACGGATGCCGCGTACCACAGAGCGACGTGCTCCTTGATGTGGTTCAGCATGACGGGCAGGAAGGCGGGCGCGATCATCGGCGACATGCCGAAGGTCGGGCTCATCATGTACGCAAGGTGCGTCTTGAGATGTGCGATGTGGTCCTGATCAGGGAAGGCCGTGATCGGGCGGCCCAGTGTCGCCGCGACGTTCTCGTTGACGGCGTTCTGGTCCTTGGGCTCCATCGGCGGGACCAGAAGCTCCTTCGGGTTGGGCACCTTGAGCGTCTCAAGCAGGCGCTCCTCAACGGCACGCATGTTGTAGAGCTGCGGCAGGGCGGCAGCGCGCTGCGACACGGCCTGCACCTGCGCATAACGCTGCGCCTCGCTGAAGATGTTCGGATCGGAGACGGGCACCACATCAAGCGGCCCCTCGAAGTCCTTGCGCGTGGCAAGCTCTTCGCCTGCCTCTTGCTCCAGCCGCTCGTCGTCGAGGTACATCGCGTTGAGGCGATGCAAGATCCGCAGCATGCGGGCCATGGCGTCGTGCAGACGTGCGTGGATCGACGAGAAGACGACCATGCCTTGCTCGATCTTGGCGAGCGTCGTGCCGACGGGCGCGTTCGGGTTGCCGTCGGCCACGTCGTCCAAGGCCGTGCGGACCACGCCCTTGCCTGCGTCGACCAAGAAGCCGAGCAGGTTCATCAGGACGGGCGAAGGCGGGTTGTACGGCAGCGGCATCGCCAGCTTGCGCACGTCGTCGACGTTCAGGCCGCCCTCGATCTCGATGGTCTGCGTCGGCTGGATGGACAGAGACTGACCGCCTGCCGTGCCGCCCTTGAGCTTGAGCATCGTCTGGCTGTTGGAGATGTGCGCACTGTCGAGCAATGCGCGCAGTGCGCCGGTCGCCGCGCCGGAGAGGCCGCCGATCATGTGCGGCAGGCCGATTGGATACGCGCCGCGCCACGGAATGAACGGGAACTCGACGAACCAGAGCAACTCTTCCTTGTGCTCGTCTTCTTCGTCCCAGTTGCGGTAGATCGACAGCACCTTGCCCGAGGGCTTGTCGACGCTGATGATGTACGGCGCTGCGCCTTCGCCTTCGACGTCGGCAATGGCGTAGATCTCGTAGACGATCCGCAGGCCGTCTTCGTTGAAGCTGGTCTGCTCGCGGCCCTCGATCTTGTCGTTGGCCTGCGCCGCCACGCTCATCTCAGGCTCCATGCCTGCGGGCGTCAGGTCGACGTCGCGGTACATGCCGTTCTTGACGCGGTTCTCATAGTCGAGCTGCGTCAGGTACTGGACGTGCGTGCGGCGCTGGGCCGTGTAGAAGTTGGTGGCCGCAAATGGCAGGTACATGTCGTCGATGGCGACGAACAGGAACTCAGGCCGGTTCTTCGCCTCGTCCCAGCCCAGCTTCAGATACTGTGCGCCGCCCAGTGGCACCTGCGTCATGAGCTGTTCAAGCTCGGCACGCACCTCGGGGCACTGCACGGTCATCTGCCAGTTGAGCAGGTTGGTCTTGCGCTTCGCCTTGTCGAGTTTCTTGTCCGTGGGCTTGCCCGGCACGAAGTCCTTGGCGGGGCCCTGCGGCGGGAAGATCTCCTTCATGGCGCGCGCCGCGAAGTCGATGCAGGCCTCGGTCAGCATCGGGTGGACCACCTTCGATGCGCCTTGAAAGTCTGCGCCGCCGGGGGCGTCGTCGCCCAGACCAGTGCGTCGCAGGCCTTCGTCATACTGGTCGTCGCGCTTCTTGCGCGCGTCCTTGTCCTTGCTGATCAGGTCGAGGAAGCGTGACGACAGACGGCCCAGCTCCGGCTCGGGGATGATGCCGTCGGCGAGGTTGGCGTAGAACTCGCTCTCGCCTGCCTTCGGGTCTTCCTCGTCGAGGCGCACGATTGCGCCGCCGTCTTCGGTGTCCTCAACGTCGTCCTGCTCTTGGCCCTCAAGCTCAATGAGTTCGCCGTACTCCTGTTCGTCTTCGTCTTGCATCAGGTTGTCCTTTTACGCCGCGTAGGGGTTCATTACCACAGTGGGGGCGGGTCTGTCACCCTTCCAGTCATCGCGCGGTTTGCGTGTGAGGTCGATCATGCGTTTATCCATGCACAGCCGCAGCGCCTGCGTGGTCTGATCGACGTGGTCGTCGTGCTTAATTGAGCGTTCGCCGGTGAACGAGCAGAGCTGATAGATCAGCGGCTCGACCCAACTGCGTGGCTTGCCGGGGAACTTGTCGCTCTCGGGCACCCAGACGCGGTTCTGGGCGAAGATCGGCGAGACCATGTGCAGCCGCGTCAGCTTGTCGGCGCGTCCGGGGTTGTAGGCGTAGGCCTCGATGCCCTCGCGCTCCAACATCTGGCGCAGCGAGATGCCGCTGCCCTTGTCTTCGATCAGCAGGATGTCGGGCTTGCGCCCAGACGTCATGGGCTTGGCGCTGCCGAACATGGGGCGGATCAGCGCCTGATCGTCGTCGTCGCCGTAGCGCACGTTGCGCTCCTTCTTCACGCGCTTCATCAGGTCGGGCAGGCCGAGATGATCCTCCCAGCAGTCGAGCAGGATGACGTGGCTCATGTTCTTGTACTGGAACACGCCCCAGACGCCGCACGCCGTCGGGTCGGTGTCGCCCTTCTTGTCGACGCTCTTCTCGGTGTAGGCCGTGTCGAGTGACATGATGATCCAGTCGAGCTTCGGCAGCCTGCGCTTGGCAGGCCAGAGGTTGATCCAGCTCCGCTTGATGACGCCGTTCTCTTCAGGATCAATCAGCTCCCCGTAAATCTCCTGACGCCCAAGCGTTGTGCCCTCATACTGTTCGAGGTTGGAGAAGAAGTCGTCGGGCAGGTTTGCCCGGTTGTCATGGCTTGAGCCGCGCACGATGACGCGCCGGTCCTTGGGCGCGCTCAGCCTGCGGATCAACTCCTTGGGCTTGGGCGTCGTCGTCCAGAGTATCTGCGGTGCAGGGCCGAGACGCATGCCCATCATCATCATGTCCCACGTCTCTTGATCGTACTGCCATGCGGCGAGCTCGTCGCACCATGCGCGGCAGTGCTGCGGGCCGCGAAGACGTTCGGGCTTCTCAGCCGTGAAGCCGCGTATCGTGCTGACGCCGCCAGTCACGTTGCGCATGCGGATGTAGTTGCCCGTCTTGTTGTGCTCGACGAGCAGCTCGGGCGGCAGGACGGACAGCAGGCCGCTCTCGCCCTCCATGCACGTCACCTGAATATCCTGATAGGTTGGCGCGATCACGCAGCTATCGAAGCCTGACGGATCGAGGAAGACGGATCGCGTCAGCCACTCTGCGCCGACGCGCGTCTTGCCGAAGCCGCGCCCGGCGAGGAAGCCGCACTCGCTCCATTTCGTGAACGGAGGGATCTGGCTGTCGCGCGCCGTGCTTTTCCAGCGCGTCTGCCACTCCATGAAGGTATTGACGTGCTCGTCGCCAGTCAGGATGTCGACTACGTCAACCTGCACGACGCGACCATCCGCGAGTGTAAGCGGCGCGGTGGTCATGCGTCCTTGCGGTACAGCGTCAGCGCGTCGCGCAGTTGGAGGTTGGTCTCGCGGATCTTGTCGTACCGTTCCGTCGACCGCAGCAGCGCGTGATCAAGCGCAGTGCGCTCGGCGCGCACGCGGTCCAGCTCGACCTGAAGCTCGCGGACGCGACGCCACGGGTTCCAGATCATGTGTCTACCTTATGCGAGAGCAGGGCTTGGGTCACTGCGGACAGCACCATGGGGTCGGCGGGCTGGGTCTCAATCTTGAGCGCCTCACCGTTCTTGTTGCCAAGGTTCAGTGTTGCGTTGTCGCCGTACCTGTTGGGGGACCACTTCGCCAGAAGCTTGAGGCGCGTGTCGATGCGCAACTTGCTGCGCTGCACATGCTCGCTGTTAATCGCCAGTTCGGTCGTGCCGTCGTTGCGTTGGCGCTCGATCCAGTCGTTGGTGCCGTCGTCGGCGATGTCGAGGATGTCCTCGGCGATGGCGTCGAAGCCCAACTCGCGCGCGTGCGCGATGCGTGCGGCGAACTCCTCGTCGGCGGAGATCCAATCATACACAGTCCGCCAGCTCGGCATCCCATCCTGACGGCACAACTCACGCAGCGGGACGCCATCGCACAGCCCCTCGATGATACGCTGCTCGACGGCAGAAGTTCGTTTCGTCTGACCCATTGTCTGCATGCTCCGCTTCTTGGCAGGACTACCAGAAGCCCCAGATAGCAGCAGCGCGATGAAACTACAAGAGGGTGTGGCTCGACCTATTCCAAATCAGCCGAGCCACAGCCTGCATGAAGCCTGAAAGGCCGCGCGATGTCAAAGCAAATCAAACCCATCCTCACGGGCCTTGAGCATATCCTCTACGGCTCTAGCCAACCCACTGCGATTGAGCAGCAGCGGCAGATCCGCATGGCGGCTAAAGCGTTGACCGTTCCAGCCCAGCCAATAGTTCGCTTTGCCCAAGGCCCTGCCATCTGCCACGACCTTAACCGACGACCATCCGTTCGACGGATCAGGCCTGACGTACACGAACCAATTTCCGTCTGCCTCTACCGACCCGAGAAAATTCCAGTCATCCGTTTTCGGTTTATGCCCGAGGTATCTTTTCATTTCCTAAACCCCTAGTGATTTTGATCCGAGTAACACAGCATGCATCACAGCGCAACATGATGCACGATTGAGTTCCGAGGGTGGTCAACAAAAGTGCAGCGCAGCACAGCATCTGCTCGGTGCAGCATTTGCAGCAGTTGGGGGCCTTCTTTTAGAAGGCTCCCCCCGATGCTGCATAAATGCTGCATTTCTCCGAGCTGCACCATTTGCAGCATGCTGCTTAATGCTGCAAATGATGCATGCTGCAATTATTTTTAAAAAGATGCATTTTGTGTATTGCAATGCCTGATTGCATCGATTAGGGATAGCTCATCAGCAACGCAAACACGGAGTAAAAATCATGACTTTCATCACTTTCAACAAGAGCAACTGGTCCGGCGAAGAAGCCACCATCAACATCCGCGACAGCAAGTTCTCGTTCAACGGTTACGACTTCGAGCTGCGGAACTTCAACACCGTGAAGGGTGACGATCCAAAGTACGATTTCCACACCGTCGACTTCTATTACGATGGCGAACTGTTCGGCACCGCCCACCGCTTCGAGTGTGACGACGAGTGGGAATACAACTGCGGTGACTTCTATCGCACCCACAAGAACCCTGCCGTCCTCTGCGCCATCGTCGCAGCCAACCGCATCTAACCCAACGGGGGCTCCGGCCCCCACCCTATCAGCAACAGGAGCACATCATGAAAATCGAACTGGAACACAAAGACACCGAAACCCACAAGTGGCACCCAGTCGCCACCTTCCGCTTCGCCCACATGGCCGTCGAAGCGGGCCGCGCCTTCAGCAAGTGGGACCAACACGTATACCGCGTTGTTGACAAGCGTTGGCCCAACGAGGGCGACGAGATCACGATCATCCGCAACGGACAGGTGGAAGCATGATACGACCAACACTCAACATCAACGGCAGCAGCGCCGTTGACCTCATCCAGCCACGCCGCGATGCGATGGACCACCTGATGAACGCCATCGAGGCGCTCAAGCAGGTCACGCCCAACGGACGCGACTACCTCGGCGACCGTGACCGCTTCATCGCTGACCGCACCACGCACTTCGACCGCATCGCCGCGCTGCACACGCTGCGCAACGAGCTGCTCGACGAGGCACTGCACATCGGCAATCAGGGGAGGGCAGCAGCATGATGCACATCGCCTCGAACATCTTCTTTTTGGCCGTCCTCGCCTTCACCATCATCGCAATCGTCAAGACACTGACAGGAGAATGGAAGTGATCCGCCCCGGCCACTACCTTCCGCGCTTTATAGACTGGATGGAGCGTGTTGCGTCCAGCCCGCCACCCTTGAAGTCTACCCACCGCGAGACGGTCGCACACATGAAGCGCGCAAACCGCAATGGCGTCCGCTTCGCGCTGACGGACACGCTGCCCGGCGTGCTGCCTGACAAGCAGCCTCTGATCGGCGCAAACCTGAGACCGCCCTACCCCCTCACCGTCGTTGAGTACGCCAAGGGACCGACCGAGCATGTGATCGTGATCGAGGATCTCGGTACACACGTCAAGCTGCGGGTGTACGCCTCTCCGGTAGGCGACACCGTAGCCATATGTCCTTTTGAGGTTCGCTACGAGTATATCGATCATTGGGTGCCAATCGAACTGCGCTGCTGGTCTCCAATACTGGCAGACATGATGGCGGAGCAGAACGGCGCGGAACAGGTAGATACGTTTACAGTCGCCGCAGAGCTTCTGGACGCCGCGACGTCGCTATTTGCGCGCCTGTGCGCTGTGCTCGCCAACAACCACGTCGAGCTAGTGGACGTGCCGCCAGACGACAAGGAGAACCGCGTCAGGCGCATCAAGGGGCGCGTTCCCCTCTACACATACAAGACGCTGATCATCGGCGCGCCCAAGGCGCGGCAGGTCAGCAAGGGAGGAGGCACGCACGCCTCGCCCAGAGCACACCTGCGGCGCGGCTACTACCGCACCAGCCGCAAGGGCGTGCGGCACTGGGTGCAGGCCTGCATGGTTAAGGGCGAGACACCGGGCTTCGTCCACAAGGATTATCAAGTAGAAGGAGGACTGAAATGAATAATTGGTTGGCAAAGAAACTGTTCTCGCTGGCGGCGTGGCTGGACTGGCGCGAGGTTGTGTTCAGGTCGATGGCTGTTCTGTTGATCGAGGCTGTAGAACGGCGGGTTATAAAGCCCAAGCGCAAGGTTGGCCGTCCCAAGGGCAGCAAGGACAAGGCACCACGTAAGAGCCGGAAGGTGGCAGCATGAGCGAGCGCGCACTCTTCTTTTTCATAGTAGGCCTCGGCCTGCTGACGACCTACCTCATGCTGACCGCGCCTGAGCTCACCGCACAGGAGCGCAAAGAGATGGAGGAAGACTGGTGGGACTGATACGCCGCATCATCGACCGGCTTTTGGCCTACATGTTCAGAAACAATAAGGATTGGGATCAATGATCAAGGAACGTATCGAGGCGCTGCGCAAGCGCGAACAAGTATGCTGGGAGATGGCGGAGGTGTTTCTACACGCCAAGGACGCACACGGCCTGCACGACATGGGCGTCGAGATCCAAGGCATCCAGTGGGCCATCCGCGAACTGGAAGGGCTGTTACTCAGATGACCGACATTGAAGCAAAAGCCTTGGCGCTGGTGAATGAGGTTGAGCGCGAGGAAGGCGAAAAGGAACTTACACGCCGTATCATGCGCGGACTTATCATGGACGAAGCCCTATGCCGCGCCATAGAACAGCACGAAGCATTTAAGCAAGAGGTGAGCGATGCGGTTGAAAGTGCTTTGCTTGATGCAGAGGACGGCGCAACAATCAGGAACAACCTTGGACACTTCATCATCCCCAAGCCCAAGCCTGACCCGCTGGTGGAGGTAATGAAACAGGCTGGGTGGGCCGATGCTGTCATCGAAAGTTGTGCGCCATCATTGAGCGCCGCACTGGACGCCCGTGGGCTGGAGATACGGGAGAAGGGGCAATGAAATACCCGAACATAATATCGGTGCGCGAGATTATCGAAACCGCCAACCAGAACATGACCCGCGTGCCACCCGGCATGGCATGGGTCCCGGCTAGGGCATACGGCTACCCGTCGTTCTGCTCGAGGGTTAAGGCGGCGTGGTTAGTGTTCACAGGCAAAGCCGACGCGCTGACATGGGAAAAGGGGCAATGACCAACCCAATCCAAACTAAGCGCATTGAAATGGCTGACAAACGCAAGGGCCGAAGCTGCTTCTACTTTTCGGGGAGCAGGTCTGGCCGCATTTCGTGGGCTGACTGGTTTTACATACGGGAGAAACGCAAATGACCGAAGTATATCTTAAAAAGATACGACAAGACGAATGTCCATCATGCGGCAAAGCCCTCCGCCAACCCCAGACCGAGCAGGGGCTATCCGTCGGGGAAATCGGATTAGTCTACGCATCTGCCATCAAAGCGGTAGCGGAACAACAGACCGATGCGCTGAAAGCAGAGAACGAGCGACTGCGTAGCCTTGTCTACCTATACGTTGACCCATCTGACGTAACGCCAGAAGACGAAGAGTTTGTGCTAGCGGCGGTGAACGCAGTCCTACAGGAATACCGCAAATGACCCTGCGCCAATTCCTGTTCGATAATTTCGGCTGGGACATTTACGACTGGGCCGACGAGGAGATTAGATTTTGACGCCAGAAGCCCTGCGGTACATGAAGTACCGCATCAAGATCTTGCCGCAGCAACTGGAGCTGGCTCGGCGCAAGGTCCAACACCTTGAGCGCGAGGCCGTGCGCCTCGGGCTGAACCACCTAATCGAAGGGAAAAAAGATGACTGAAGAAGAGCGCCACGTCCTATCGCACGAAACAGCGGAGCAAGAGATTACCGACGTCCTCTGGGACATCTTCGCCGACAGTGAGCGGGTTTGCCGGGCGGAAGTCCTGATCAAGCTCCTGTACGCCGAGTTCATGGCGATGGACGACGTTCAGGACGTGTCCGAGGTCACCCAAGCCATGGCTCGGATGATTATGTCGCGGGCACATACGGACCTGACCATGTTCAGTGACGTGGCGGGCAACGCGTGACGGAGGCCGCTCTCTTTATCGGTGTCATCCTACTGGTGCTGGGCGCGGTCTGGGCAGGGGATTGGCTGCGTCGAGCAATCGACGAGTACCAAAAAAATCATCGATAGGGTATTGCAATGTCTGATTGCATCGATTAGGGATGGCTCATCAGCAACACGGAGTACACAACATGGACCACCCCGAATACACCGAAAGCCAGATCAACAAGGCTCTCAAGGCGCACACCCAGCTCGACATCACCGTCAGTTGGGACGGCTACGAGCCTGAGCAAGGCGCGACTGCCGACTTCGACGTTTACCTCGAAGGCGAGACGACAGACATCGTCGTCTGGGATCACGGCACCTCGTTCGACATCAATGAGCGCACGGACGCCCACCGCTACGCATCCATGGACTGGGCCGTCAGCTACGAGAAGCTGGCAGCCAAACTTACCGACATCATCGAGGAGGCAATCGCCGCCGGAAAACTGGGAGAGTACGCATGAACATCATCTGGCCGTGGGCCGCACGCAAGGCGATTGAAGCCTACAAGTTGGAAGCCGACCGTCTGTACGCCATGAACAGTAGGCTTGAGCTGAAGCTGAAAGAGCATGCACTGCATCAGCGTATCCTGCGCACCGAGCTTGAGCGTCTCCAAGATCTGCTCAAGCAGGCACACTTCCGCAATCCGAAGACAGGCCGTTTGGGCCGCAAGGGGGAGCGTTTCAAATGACACGGGATCTCAAGACCATCCACGCCGAGGCTCGCAAGGCCTTCATCAAGCGCGACAAGCTCGAAGCCGAGTTGCGCGCCATCAACAACCAAATTACCCAACTTAGGACCGAGCACATGGTCATCACCCGCGTCTGGGGCCTCCGAGAAGAGAGCTTCAGGCAAGAAACGAAAGTAGCCGCATGACCACCAAACAAGAACGCATTGCCGCCATCGACCTCGCCATCGAGCGAGGCGGCGGCATCGTCAAGTTCTGTAAGCGCATGGGCCTGACGCATCAGGCCGTCTATGCGTGGAAAAGTCGCGGCTGGGCACCCGTCGAGAAGGCCATCATCATCGAGGCCATCTTCGCCATCCCGCGCTCCGACCTCATGAACCCTGATCTCATGCGGGCCCTGAACACGCCGAGCGCAAGCGCAGATCTACTGTAAACACTGTGGGAGAGGATGACGACATGGCAAGCGTAAGGGCAATTGCGCCCAAACTTCTCTCGTTAGAAGTGCCAGAGGAACTGCGTTCAGTTCCCGCGTGGCTCATCTGGCGCTTTGAAAAGTACCACAACGAACCCAAGCCGCGTAAGGTGCCCTACTGGACCGACGGCACGATCAGGCACGGCCAGCAGGGCTCCCCGACCGACCGCACACGGCTGACGACCTTCGCCGCCGCTCGCGACGCAGCCGCGCGCATGGGCTATGACGGCGTCGGCTTCGCGCCCCTGCCTGACTTTGGCTACACCTTCCTCGACTTCGACCACTGCGTCGGGCCGAACGGTGAGATCCCCAGCGACATCGAGCGCATCATCGTGCGCACCTACGCCGAGTACAGCCCCAGCGGCAAAGGCATCCGCGCCGCGCTGAGGGGCAATCTGGGCAACCACAAGAGCCACGCCACGCCCGACCGCTTCGGCTTCGAGACGTTCAGCAGCTCAGGCTTTGTGACCTTCACCGGCAACATCCTGCCAGCCTGCGAGATGATCGGCCTCAAAAACACCGTCGCCGACGTTGACCAGTACACGGTCGACCTATGCGAGACCCGCTTCGGTTCGGTGCAGAATAACGTCATCGATCCCGACGACTTCATGGCAGGCCGCGAGCCGAGGCTGGGCCTGACCATTGAGCGCATGGAGGAGCTAGTCTCCGCCCTCGATCCAGACATGGGCCGCGAGCAGTGGATTAAGGTCGGCATGGCTCTGGCCCATGAGACCGACGGCGGCGATGACGGCTTCGAGATCTGGGACGACTGGTCGAGCGAAGGCTACACCTACCCCGGCACCGAAGGGCTGCGCGTCCAGTGGGACAGCTTCGAGCGGCGCAAGGGCTCCAACCGCAAGCAGGTCACCATGGCCTCCGTAATCAAGATGGTAAAGGACGCCGCAGCAACGCGCCCCAGTAAGGCGGCGAGCGCCTATGAGGTGTCGGCCAAGGCCGATGCGCTCGTCGCCGATCTGGAAGCGTCAGAGGGCGTCTATTCGCCTGCGGGCTACACCGGCAAGTTCCCAGTCCTGTCTGCCGATGAGATGAGCAGCCAGAAGACGGCTAAGTGGCTCATCAAGGGCGTCGTGCCTGCCGCCGACATCGTCACGATCTTTGGCGCGTCGGGCTCAGGCAAGAGCTTTGTCGTGCTTGAGATGGCGGCCTGCATCGCACTGGGCGTGCCGTGGCGCGGCCACAAGGCCGAGAAGGGCCGCGTCGTGATCATCGCGGCGGAAGGCGCAGGCAGCTACGGCAAGCGCATCAAGGCGCTGGCGCAGCATCTGGGCATCTCGCCCAAGGATCTGGACATCGGCGTGATCGTGGTGCCGCCCAACCTCATGGAGGAGGGCGACGTCACCGAGTTGGCGGCATCGATCAAGGCGGTCGGCGGCGTGTCCCTGATCGTGATCGACACCTTTGCGCAGGTGACGCCCGGCGCGAATGAGAACGGCGCAGAGGACATGGGCCTCGCCCTTGCCAACGTGCGCGTCCTGCGCACCGCGACAGGCGCGACGGTCGAGCTTGTGCATCACGCAGGCAAGGACGCCCACCGAGGCTCACGCGGCTGGTCAGGCATCCGTGCCGCCGTCGACGCTGAGCTGGAAGTGACGCGCGATGAGAACAGCGGCGCACGCCAGATCCGCACCAGCAAGCAGAAGGACGGCGAGGACGGCCTGCGCTGGGGCTTCAAGTTGGAGACGATCCTGCTGGGCTTCGACGAGGACGGTGACGAGATCACAAGCTGCGTCGCAGTCGAGGACGAGGTGCGGTCGACCGTGACCGAGGACAAGAAATCCGTGAAGCGTCGCGGTCGGCTTGAGACGCATGTGCTTGAGGTCATGACGACCTTTGCAGAAGACGCCGTCGTGCGTTCAGAAGAGCTCATCCAGAAGGCTTGCGATATGTTACCACCGCCTGAGCCGGGCAAGCGTGACATCCGCCGTCAATCGATTGTCAGGGCAATTCAGCAACTTAGCAAGGAAAAGGACGGCCCTCTGCGCATGGAAAAAGGCATTGTAATTTTTTACGAATAATTTTGCTTAGGGGGGTTGCAATGCCTAATTGCAGCGACTATATGATGTTTATCAGCAACGCAAATAGGAGTACGCATCATGGCAACTGTAGCCGCAACCATTTCCAACATTTCCCCAGTCGACCGTCTGGGCGACATCAAGGCCGAGATCGCCCGCTTGAAGGAAATCGAAGCTTTTCTGACCGACGAAATCAAGGATCTTGGCGCAGGTGCCCACGAGGGCGACACCTTCCGCGCCACCGTGTCCGAGATCGCCGAGCGCCAGTCGCTCTGCCCCAAGGCAGCCGAAGCCAAGCTTCGTGAGCTGGGCGTCGACGGTCGCTGGTTCAGCAAGAACCAGAAGACCACCAAGGGCTACACGACCGTCAAGGTCGTGGCGCGCAAGGCCTAAGCGCATGCTGGGCATCCTTGCAGCAGAGTTCACGTCACGGGGGCGCAACGTCCCCGCGACAGTGTACCTTACGCGGATCGTGGGCGGGCACCGCACGCACCTGATCGGCTTCAACGTGAGCGGCAAGCGTGAAGCGCGTCAGCTCGCCAAACAGTACGGCGCGCAGCCGTGGAACTTTTGAGGGGGATTGAAATGGACCGCACATATTACCGCACCGAAGAGGATCAGCAACTGCTCGAGGAGGCGAAGTACAACCCGAACTCGGAGCTGGCCGTTGTGCTGGCCGAGCGTTTGGATGACATAATGCTCGAAGCCGAAACGGATTTGTATGAAGCGAACGAGCGCACCGCCGACGCAAACCGCGAGGTGAGCCACCTCGAAGACAAGGTCTATGAACTGGAAATGGAAATCAACAAACTCGAACTGATGATTAGCCAGCGTGACGAAACTATTGAAGAACTGAAAAAAGGAAACTGATAGATGATTAAGATCGAAGTAACAGGCAACAGCATCCCCGAAGTGGCTGACAAGTTGTTGGCTATCGGTGCCAGCTTGCGGGCCACCACGGCTGTTCTACCCATCGCCAACGGGGGCACAGGTGCTCAGACAATCGAAGAAGTTATGGGGGTAGCCGAAGCCGCACCCGTGGACCCTACTCCGGCCCCCAAGAGTGCCGAGGCTGCGGCTGGCTCCGAGAGCCAGCCAACGACGACGGAACCCTCTTCTACCCCTGCTCCTGCGGCATCGGCCTCCGAGCCGCTCAACTTTGAGTTGGACGTTGCGCCGGTGGTGCTGCGTGCGGTGGCCGCAAAGGGTAAGCCATTTGTGCAGGACGTCCTGTCTGAGTTCGGCGGCGTCCGCGCCTCGGATCTGGACGACGGTTTGTGGCCTGAGCTGATCGCTCGCCTCGAAGCAGAGATCGCCTAATGGCACACGCAAAGCTTAGTCCGTCCGGCGCGCACCGCTGGATGGCCTGTCCGGGCAGCGTCGTCCTTGAGGCGGCCTATCCAGACGACAGCAGCATCTACGCCGCTGAGGGTACGCTGGCGCACGAGATTGCGTCGGAGAGTTTGCTCAACGACACGTACACGCCCGTGTACCTCGGCACCAAGCACACCGTCGACGGCTTCGACTTTACCGTCGGGCAGGATATGATCGATCACGTTCTCGACTACATGAAGCTCGTCCGCGAGCTGTCGCAGGGCAAGACCCTGTATGTCGAGAGCAAGGTGCCAATCGGCCACCTGACAGGCGAAGAGGGAGCCACAGGCACCAGCGACGTGGTCATCGTGGACGTGGCGGGCCGCAACCTG